CTTCAAGGGCTTATTAGTAATGATTATAAATAAGAAAAATAGTATGTCTTTTATTACAAATTGTCATTTTAAAAGCATTATATAATTATATTGTTATATTAAGTTTTATGTAATAGCTACATAAAGCATTATCAAAATTGATTAGGTAATAAAAATACAATGATATAAATTTGGGCATACTATATTCTTACCTCAACCCTTGTTAATAAGTACTTATTTTTTTACATTTAAAATAGTTTATATTTATATAAATTATATTATATGCTTGAAAAGATTTACGCTTCACATAATAAATGGATTAACACAACCCTTAAATTTGGATGCTCTAAAGATGAAGCAGAAGATATTGTTGGTAATATGTACCTTATTATTGGAACGATGCTTAAAAAGGGTTTAAACATAGCTTACGGGGATGATGTAAATTATTATTACATCTACTTAACTTTAAAAACCTCATTCTTACAAATGAAAAAGAAACAAACAAAAGAAAATAGTGTACCAATAGATTTGGTTGTAGACTTACAATCTTCTGAATATATTGATTTTGATTCAGCAAATGAAAAGGTTCTTGATGAACTTGACAAACTGCATTGGTATGATAGAAAAATATATAATTTAATTCAAGGAGAATACACAATTACAGAACTATCAAAAAAAACAAACATAACTTACCATAGTATTTACAATACTTATAGAAAAGTAAAAGCACATTTAAAAGAACAATTATGAATGGAATTATATTAATAATAGTACTCTTGTTCTTAGCATCATTTGTACAATACTTTAGAGATTAGATTATGAAATTAGGCAACTTAATAGAATTAATAACAAGATACTCAGGTATAAAATGGGTATGGAAAAAGGTATCGCCAAATTGTAAATGTGATGAAAGGCAAGAATCTTTAAATGATATTGAATTATGGTAGAAGATATAAAACTTTGGCAAGAAGCAAAAAAAAGAATTACAAATAAAATGGAACGCACAGATTTTAGATTAATGTGTCTTTTGCATTCAAGATACTTTAACCATAAATATTCAGAACCTTGTACCTGTAATAAAGTTAGGCTTAGACAATGGATAGAACAATTAGATAATAAATTAAAATAGATATGAATAAACATAAAATATTAGGTTTGTACAAGTTTGAAGATGAATATCAAGTTATAGATTCATTGAGGAATTACGTTCAGTTTCAAGGAACAAAAGAAAAGTGTAAAGAATATATTGAAATAAATAAATAGATATGAAGCCAAAGAAACACACAGTAAACGAAAGGTTAGCAAGATTGGAAAAGATGACCTATAAATTAGCATTAGAAATTCATTCAATTGTTAAAGCAATAGAAGCAACACAAGAAGAAACATTAGAAGAACCATCATAACAACTAAAATAAGATTATTAAAGAACCCCAATAAATTAGGGGTTTTTTTGCATTATATAGATAAGCAATTAATTAATAGTTAATTTATATTAAGATGGAAGATAAGAGAAAATTAAACGGTGGGCATAGTACAAAATCAAAAGAAGGTAACATTGATAAACGTAAAAACGAATATAGAAAAGCGTTAGAAGAAGCATCAAGTAAACAAGATGTAATTGATGTTATTAATATGATAAAGATAAAAGCGGTAAAAGATAAAGACGTTCAAGCGGGTAAATTGTTTTTAGAATACTACATAGGTAAACCAAAAGATAGTGTAGACATTACCACAAACGGAGATACAATTAACATACCTATAATAACCTTTAAGAAGTCTTAGTGAATTTATGAGTGGAATAGTTATAAATGATTTGTTTGAACCTTTAAGGTCTTCTGATGCTCGTTATTATGTAATAACAGGTGGTAGAGGTTCTGCAAAGTCTTTTAGCACTACTTTAATAGAAGCAACAAATACTTTTAACATTGGGTATCATTGTCTTTATACGAGGTACACAATGACCTCTGCTGAACTTTCAATCATACCTGAATTTAATGAAAAGATTGAACTATTAGAATCACAAGGATGCTTTGATGTAACAAAGAAAGAAATTACAAATACAGTTACGGGAAGCAGAATATTATTCAGAGGTATCAAAACAAGTGCGGGTAACCAAACTGCAAACTTAAAATCATTACAAGGAATATCTACTTGGGTTCTTGATGAAGCAGAAGAAATGGTTGATGAAAATGAATTTGATACTATTGATTTATCTATCAGAAGTAAGGTGCAACAGAACCGCATTATAATGATACTGAATCCAACAACGAAAGAGCATTGGATATATAAGAAGTTCTTTGAAAGTAAAGGTGTAGAAGAAGGGTTTAATGGTGTTGTTGGAGATGTGTGCTACATACATACAACTTACTTAAATAATATTGATAACCTACCAAAATCCTTTATAGATAATATTGAAAATATAAGGGTAACAAATCCGAACAAGTATAAGCATAAAATACTAGGTGGTTGGTTAGATAAAGCAGAGGGTGTTGTATTTACTAATTGGGAATTTGGTTCTTTTAATCCCGATGGATTACAGACATCTTGCGGAATGGATTTTGGTTTTAGTGTTGACCCTGATACATTAACAGAAGTTGCAATTGATAAAGGAAAAAGAATAATATACGTTAAAGAGCATTTGTATAAAAACGGTTTAGGTGTAACGGAATTGGCACAGATAATTATAAACAGAGTAGGTAAGAAATTAATAATTGCAGATAGTGCAGAACCAAGATTAATATCTGATTTAAAATATAAGGGTGTAAATATTCAAGCAGTTAAGAAAGGAACTATTGAAAGCGGTGTTACTACGATGCAAGATTATAAAATAGTAGTTGACCAAAGTAGTTCAAATATAGCAAAAGAATTAAACAATTATATTTATTTAGATAAAGGCTCAAAATTATATTTGGACGATTGGAATCACGCAATAGATGGTATTCGTTATAATGTAATTTACAATTTAGACAATCCGAACAAGGGAAATTATAGCATTAGGTAATGGATAATAGAGAAATGATTGCAACGGTTGAATGTTACATACATCACAAAACAAATAAACAGATTAGAATAGCACCTATAAAAGCAAAGGATTTATTCTTACTTACAAAGGCTTATGAAAATTGTAAGTCTTTTTTTATAAAACATTAACAAAATAGTATTATATAAATATGAAGATTGAAATAAACGTACCTACTAACTTAAACGAAATCACTTTAGGACAGTATCAAAAGTTCTTAAAGATAGCTGAAAACAATCCTGATGGGAATTTTTTGGATGCAAAGATGATTGAAATCTTTTGTGGAATACCTTTATCTGATAGCTACAAATTAAAGATGTCAAGCGTTACCGCAATTATAGATATACTTACGGAATTGTTAGAATCTAAGCCAAATCACATTGAACGTTTTGAAATGAACGGAATACAATACGGTTTTATTCCTGACTTAAACGAAATGAGTTTAGGAGAATACATTGACCTTGATAATAACGCAAGTAAGTGGGAACAGATGCACGTTGCAATGAATGTACTATACAGACCTATTAAAGACAGTAAATCAAATAAATATAATATTGTAGATTATGATGTAAGTAACGCAGAGAGGATGCAAGATATGCCTTTAAGTTGTGCGATAGGTAGCCTTTTTTTTTTCTACAATTTAGGGATGGAGTTGTCGAAGCATACGATTCTTTATTCCAACAATCCACAGGAGATGGAGGGTATTCAAAGTCAGCTAACTTCGCTTCAAAATGGGGGTGGTATCAATCAATTTATGGACTCGCTAACGGAGATATTGCAAAATTTGAAGATATCACTAAATTAAATATACATCAATGCTTTACAATGCTATCATTTATGAAAGAGAAGGCAGAAATAGAATCACAAAATATTAAAAACAAATTCTAATGAAAGGATTTTATCAAGTAACTGAAATTATAAAGAATCAATTATTATCAGACCCAAATGTAAACACAGTTACAACTGGAGATATTACAAAGATTGATTTAAGTAAACAAACAATGTTTCCTTTATCACATATAATTGTAGGTAATGTAGGTAATGAAGATAATATATTACGTTTTAGTTTATCGGTTTTAGCAATGGATATTGTAAACGTTTCAAAAGAAGAAGTAGTAGATATATTCATAGGGAATAATAACGAACAAGATATTTTAAACACACAATTAGCAGTACTTAATAAATTAGTGCAAGTTTTAAGAGGTGGAACGTTACACCAAGACTTATATCAATTAGATGGCACACCAAGTTTTGAACCTTTCTATGATAGATTTGAAAATGAAATGGCGGGTTGGGCATTGTCTTTTGATGTGTTAATACCAAATGATATTTCAATATGTTAAGCAATGTACAAGCAGAACTTAGAACATTTGCAAAGTATGTGATTAGTCAATCAAGGGCGAACCTAACAAGAAGCAAAAAGAATAGTTCTAAAAAACTTTATGATAGTTTAGATTATGATTTAACCGTTTCCAAGAATAGCTTTGGATTAGAGTTTGTAATGGAGGATTACGGTATATTTCAAGATGTTGGTGTAAGTGGTGTAAAGAAAAAATATAACACCCCATATTCATATACAAATAAAATGCCACCACCAAGCAAAATGGATAAGTGGATTGTTAAGAAAGGTATAGCACCAAAGGATGAAAACGGTAAATTTATAAAAAGAAAATCTTTGCAGTTTATGATTGCAAGAAGCATTTATAATAATGGAATCAAACCAAGTTTATTCTTTACCAAACCATTTAAAAAAGCATTTAAGAATTTAGATAAAGACATTGTGAAAGCATTTAGGTTAGACGTAGAAGCAATATTAAAAACATCAGTAAAGGATAATTTAAAGAAATAAAAAATGGCATTAAATTTAAGAAGCCCAATAATTTTAAACACTGCAATATCAAATACTGCTTATGCAACATTAGATGTATCTGTATGGGATGGAGATAGTAGCGCAACGGTTACTGCACAATATAATTTAAGAAAAAATGTTTCGGGTATTTTCTTAAACTTTGAGATATCAGAGTTAGTTAGAGATTATTTAGACATTGCATTTGATGGTAATTATAATGGGCAATCAGTATGGGTGAAATTTGTTCACAAAGCATTTAATGCATCTAATGTAGAAATTTTTTCAAGTGTTAGTGTACAGATTGCATTTGATGGTTACTATTATTTTGAGGAAGAACAAGTTGCTACACCTTCTTTACTAATTAGCAATAGAGAATTATTTGTATTAGAAGATAATACTTTTAGAATACCTATCAATACGTTTGGAAATCCAACTGTTGTTTTTTATAAAGATGGAAAAATAATTGCAACAGAGGCAACCAATTCAAGTACTTTGAGTTCTGGGCAAATAAAGTACGTTTCAATTTATGGGGATAGTGTTAATTGGGATACGTTTCAAGAAAGAGTTTTAGATGATAATGGAACTTACGAATCAAACGCTTGTTTACAATCATTCTTTGATGAATTTTCTATTGGTGCAGTTGATAAAATAACTGTTTCAGATAGTAGCGGAATACAAACTATAAAAGTAAACGTAATCAAAGAATGTAAATACGAACCAAAGAAAGTAACATTCATTAATAAGTTTGGAGCTTTACAAGATATGTACTTCTTTAAAAAGTCTAAAGAGAATTTAACGATTAAAAAAGAATCTTACAAGTCTAATATAGCCCTTAATTATGGTGGTTACAATAGCAGTACTCACGTTAACAGAGATTTTAATGTAATTGGAAATGAATCTATTTCTTTAAGTAGTGGGTTTTTAAGCGAAGAATATAACGAAGCATTTAA